TTGCGGGTGTTGACCTTCATGCCCAAGGCGGCACACATCATGGGGAAACCGATGGCGACGATCATCAGGAGAGCGGCAGCAAGGTAGTGATTCATCGGTGGTTGTCTGAACTGAGATCAGTATAAGGGGTCAGAGGGGGGTCTTAGGGGCAGCAGTGTGCCACTCCCTCATGCGGCACACTGGAAACGACCGTGGTTGAAATTAGCATTAGAAAAGACCTCACGATTCACCAGTTTGAACATACCAAACTCATTGGTCAGTACATAACCTTCGGCATCAATGCGATTCCCGTAGAGGTATGCTGCAGGACCATTGTTGCGGCAGAGATAGAGGCAGTCATCTTTGATAGACTTCACCAGTGCCCACAAACGCAGCAGGTTGGTATCACAATCGAAGTCTTCAGGGTTGACTTCCTCACCAGCACGAATGCAGGCATTGATCTGTTGCTTAATCTTTGCTGCCTCTTTATCAGTTACAAAGGTGGCAGTGGTTGCCATCTGTCGGGCAAAGTTGCAGACTTCCTCTACATCAGCAAATCGGGTTTGACCGTGTGCAATCCATGCATCAGGTTTCACGAATAGCACGGAATCAGTAGACTCCAGATTCACCGTGAGAGGGATTGCCCAACTATCACGAAGATCTGCAATTGCCTCATAACGAGTGTGAGGTGCAATGATCACCTGTTGATCTACTACCTCTGGGAACTTGTAAGTGAGTAGGTTGGAGTTGTATTCATCAGATCCACCAAACCCGATAAAATCTCCCTGCAGAATGGAGTCTGAATGAGGAAGGCAATCATAACAAACGTGCAGAATTTTTGCAACTTCACCATCATAGAATTGATCGATTTCTTCATGATTGTGTGCAATGCGAATCTTTACTTTGTTGAAGACTGCTTTGGTGCCAATGAAGAACTTACCAGTTGCAGGGTTTGTGCCCCATACAATTGCGGGAGCACCGTCAATCTTAACACTGAGAGTGCCAGCAGCAGTGAACCAATCCAGAACATCAAGATTGCCCGTGAGGATCTCATCTTCGGGGTGTTCGAGGTGTGTGTTTTTCATGCTCTTAGTATAGGGGGTGATCAGTTGAACCAGTAGGCAAGTTGTGCCAGTTCCTCTGCCGTCTCTTGCAGGTTGTCAGGGGTCAGACGTGCCAGGATACGCTCCGCATCCTCCTCAGGCACGTAGGAGAGGTCACCATTGATCTCACCTGCCAGGATCTCAGCGAGTGCGATGCAACGGTCCTGCAGGGTCATGGAGAAGTTCAATGCCTTGAGTTCGGTGCTGTTCATGCTCTTAGTATAGGGGGTCTGGGGGTGCTGTGGGGGTTTGGTGTCCAGTCCACGAAGTGGCACAGGGTCAGCCGCTGGGGGTGCCCTGAGATCTTATACTAAGGGCACAACGGAGAGAGGGGTGAGGTAACCCCGAAGACGAAAATGATCGACACCTCCCCTGCCATAAAATAAAAAATAAAAACTATAAAAAAGGGGGCACGAATGCCCCCGAATTCTTTATGCAAACATGAACCCATCTTCGAAGTCGTAGCAGTTAAACACAGGGGAAGTTCCTGCCTGCCCGATGAACTTGTGAATGAACCAATTGAAGTTCTTTTGAAATACACATTCACCCTTGATTCCGTGCTCCGAAAGAATAGCATTCAGACGGGACTTAGTTGTCTTTGACTGATAACCACCGTCAAAGATTTGCACGAAGTCATCACCAACGACTGCAATCTTGTTACCGTGAAGGTATACAGTAGACTCGTTAGTTTCGGAATCGTAAGTAACTTCGGTATTGTCACAATGCCAGTTCAGGTTGTTAGAAATGGCATTGTTCATTTCACGTTCGATCTTACGCATGAGTCCGTTTCGTGTGAACAAAGGTAGTATGGACCAGATCGGGAGGCATTGCAACCCCCCTTGTGCCACTTAGTCGATTGGCACATCCTCCACCAGTTCAGGGTAGTATTCTTGACACTCAGTGATCAATTCTTCGTCCGAATACTTAGCATAACCCTCATCCAGATAATCATAACAGAGTTGGGTCATTGTTTTGAGATCCATGTCATCCAACATCTGCTGAATGAGTTGATCTTGAAGTTCAGAACGGTTCATGAGTTTCAGTTAAGAATGATACGATAATCAATGGATTTGATGCACCAACCTGTAGCAAATGTGATCTCTTCTACGAGGTCATCTTCATCATCTGCTTCCCAGATTGTACCAAACACAACATCACGGAGTTCTTCTTTGTATTCATCAGTGACGGGTTCATCATAAGCATCATCGCTAAAATCAAAGGCGATTTCAGTAACTTGGAATTGCATCAGTAGGTCACCAGTGCGGAAACTTTATCATACAACTGGGCGACATTCACACCCAGTTGTTCACTCACTTCATCCCAATCTTCATGAAACTCAATGAGATCCAGCAGAGCACGAATCTCTGCTTGGTTTAGTTCAAGAACTTCAGGCATTGTTTTCAGTAATCGTAGTTTCCGTTCAGGTACTCATTCACATCGAACTTTTCATCTTTGAGTTCAGGAATGTCCATGTCGAAGATTTCACCAGGCATGTCCTGAATCTCACTCCAAAGTTCATCAAACATGGTTCAATTTCTGACGACTTGAATACAATACACGATCTCGGTGCCCCATGGGGGTTTAGTGTACGGTTCCCCAACTGGCACAGGGTCCGCTCCGATTCTCAATAAGAAAATATTATTGAGAACGGAAACAGTTAGTGTTACTTACTGACCAAAGAATTCTTCGTAAACATCAGCAATGCGATCAATCAACCAATCGGTGGCGTTTACATCAAACACCTCACAAACCCAATCCACGCAATCATTCAGATCAGTGTGATTGTTGCACATAAAATCACGCAGGGCGGGAGCAATGTCGAGATCGAACTGGTGAACCTCAGTAGCAGTAGGCATCGCAGTGGTGTTGTTCATGTGTACACATTAGGGCATCAGGGGGCACAGCACAAGGGGGGTTGTGCCAGTTCAACGATTGGCACACACGTAGTTGTAAACATTGCGGCAATCTTGGTACAGTGCCTTACACTCAGGCACGAACACGTTCTTGACCCATGCCCAGAAAGTCTTGGCACCTTCGATGACACGAAGCACGAAAAGTTGAGTCCGTTCGGTCATATTGTGCTCTTGCCACTTCTCAGCAGTGATCATAGCAATTGCAGCAACGAATGCACAGAAGATCTCAACACCATCCATGAAAGTGTTGAAGTGTTTCTTATAATCAATCTCGGCGATCATCTCCACGAAAGCATCAGCAGGAGGGAAAGATTTGGTCAGTTCCATTGTTGTTTTGTGTGGCGGGTTGTTGTAGAGAATTCCTCAACCACGAAACCAACATAAAATATTTTTCAGCAATCCGCAAGGGGGTCTGTGCCACCACGTGGATTGGCACACGGGCAGCTGCCATTCTCAATAAGAAAATATTATTGAGAATCAATAAGAGTACTGTTATTGAGAATAAGACCAATTAATCAACTGGCACATTCACCAATCGATATCGAATTCCTTGATGCTAGCATGTACATCTTCGTCAGATTCTAGTCCTAGGATATCTCGCCAATTGAGATCTTCTAGTTCTAAATCATCATAACACATGAGATCTAGTGTGACGCGTACCATACGCTTTGTGTGTGTCGCAGGCATGTGATTCTCGTGCGTGGTGTGCTACATTCTATCATGCATAATGTCTATACGCAAGTGTATCATAGTCTTGCGTATCTCGTGCATAATCCTCGTCGATGTCTACGTCACGTTGTGCATAATTCTCGTAATACGTATCCTCGTCGAGATTATAATCGTTACTGAAAGTGTAGTCGAGATCGTAATCGTCGTACATAATGCTCGTCGAGATTGTGTAACTAGATGTAGTATAGCATAGTCTCGACGAGTTTGCAAGCCTTATGATGCACCGTCTCGTCGAGATCATAATGATATATATGTATTCTTGTCGAGATTTGTTAAGAAATGCTTATAAGTCTCGTCGAGATTTGTGTGGGTCTCGTAATATCTCGTCGGGGGTCTTGACATTGAGACCTTCGTGTGTTATAATCCGCAGACTTAACTCACAAGTCCTAGAGGCATTTATGAGACTTTTAGAAGGTATTAAACACAAGTCCTAGAAGGGTTTAGAAGGCATTTAGAAGACCTATTCTCAACTATATTCTCAATTGATTCTCAATAATTATCATCTTATTGAGAATGTTATAAAACAATAACATATATTTTTTAATACCTTTTTTAATTAACTTTAACCTTATTTTGTATCAATCACTACCATTTTTGCACTGGACAATAGGCTGCCACAAACTTCACCTTATGTTCTAACCAACAACCACAATGTCTACAACGTTTCTGTTGTTCATGATAATATTCACAGGTCTTACATGTATTCAATCGTTCTTCCCTTAACTGATCACTGGCATAGATCTGATGTTCTATAGGCATCATTGCATCCTTGACAACTTCAAATGTAAACTGTGCAAGATTCTTTCCTTGCTCAACTAATGACGGAAACTCTTCTTTATTGTCCGACATAGAACCACCCTGTGATTACATACTTTGTTCCTTTTAAGACTAATCCACCACGATGACAATGTGTTAAACCAGCAGGCCAAATAAGTAATGTTCCTTTGCTTGGATTGATTCTCTTCTTATAATACAGAAACTCAGTCTCTCCACCTTCAAAATCATCATTCAAATAAAACATCCAAACAGCAACTCTTGCCGAATGTTGCATGGCACTGTTCTCATCATGCCAGACATGATAACCACCACCAGCAGGAGTCTTTTGTACCTTTTGATTGATCGAATACAAGGTAATTGGTTTAAGATGTCCAAACACGGTCGTATACTCAGACAGACATTGTTTTAGAACTTCATTAACCTGTTGTTGTGGATTTGTCGGTTTAATATGAGCACCGAGTTCACCTAGATCAAGTGCCCAATCAAATCGTCCTGCATTACTATTCTCAAACTGATGATCTTCACAAAAGACGGCATCCATATCATGATAATAATCAAATGCGGATACGATCTCATCACACAGATCAAAACTTAATATATTTTCGTATGTGCCGATGAAGTCTTCATACGTTCCTTTTAATTGTGTAGATTCTTCCATTGTTCTGCTTCTGGATACTTTTCAATCACCTTATTCACAAACAAATCATAATACGTCTCATTCCATGATTCGACATTACGTCCCCACTTTTCGATCGGACATTCTTCATACAAATGTTTCACCTTATTCGGCACATAACAATTGCACAGAATACAACCTTGATTCTCTGCATGATAATGTTTACAATCAAGACAATGATCTAATCGTTTCTTTTCTTCTTCGGGATGAACGGGAAACAAGAACTTTGCATCGTTCATTTCACACACAATATGAAAGACAAACTCTGATAGTTCCATACTCATTTCAATTGAATTCTTTGATTATAACATTCTGATGCTGAAATGTCAAGCAATGTTTGATCTCTGTACCAGTGCTCCTGATGCACCTTTGTTTGCCCAACGAGTATTGGATACATTCAACCATGGGCCAGCACTACCACCATTGGCGACGTTTGTTGAACCACCAGCGGCACCATAGGTTCCACCTGCACCGCCATTAAAACCTGCACTGGTATTCGATGTCTGATTCTGTGCCGAATATCCACCACCACAATTTAATGAAGCAGCAGATCCTGGTGAATTACCACCAACTGGCCCTGCGGTATTGTTTGATCCTTGTCCCGTACCTCCACCACCACCTGCGGCGGCAGCTGCAGACCCAATGTTCGTGTCTGATCCACCACTACATCCCAAATACCATGGTGTAAAATACCAGACACCCTGGGATCTTTGTCCTCTGAAATAGGTCACACTTCCACCTGCATTACAATAGTTTTGTGTCTCTCCAGCCGCACAACTACCTGGGCAACCTGCCCACCAGTCCCAGTTAAATGTCGTCTGATAAGAATAATAATTAGAACAAATTGTCGTGCCACTGACATTACCAAATGGCCCACCAGCACCACCACCTCCACCACCTGCAATCAGTGCCGTATTGGATAGATTTAAGTTAATGGTCGATGCATTCCCTGTCGTGCGACTTGTCGTATTTCTCAGATACAATGCACCACCACCACTATTACCATTTGTCGCGGCAGAATTGACGGTTTGACCAGATCCACCCGTTCCTTCTCTTCCTAATACTTTCGTCGCGGCAAATGTCAAATCTAAATTCAGTGCGGATGCAGAAAAGACAATGGCATGAGCACCTGTCGTGCTTCCCTTCCATGTTGAATTATCAAATGTAACTCTCTTAGGTACATTTAAATCAATGTTGGATGACCAGTTATCACCAATTTGTCCTCCACCAGGACTAATATCAACCTGACTATTACTTCCACCCGTATAAGATACATCATAACGTTTGATCATATTTTTCAATGATGAAACTTTATGATTATTCGCAGCGGTAACTCCTGCACCATCGACACCACAAGTCTGATTCTCATAGGCATCGGGTACAATCGCAGTTGCCGCTGCTTTCTCATCGGGATTTGCATTAACATCCGCAAAGACTTCATTTGCACCTGTCTTTCTGCGATAATCACCAAATCGAATATTTGTCCCAGGTCTACCCATTGTAGAGGCAATCGTACTGAAACTCAGTGCTCCCACACCTGGCCCAATATCTTGAAAGTATTTGGTCTGTGTCGTATTAACAGGCATTGCGACAAGAATAGATGTCTATTTTTAGATATTTAGACTCATTACCGATATTTGATCGCAACCGTGAACCGATGACGATTTCGAAATGTTGTCGCACGATGTAAAATCGATGCATCAAAAATTGATAATCGATTTGGTAATGGACAAATACCCTGAATACTATCATCCATATAAAATTGTGTCTCACCACCATCATTCAGATTCCATTCTAAATGTGGATAATACAACAAGGTATAACCAGTCTGATCATCAATATGAAAATAAGGATTCTCTCCTGGTGCAAAACAATTCACATACATTCGATACATCTTCAAAGATCCAAGAAAATCAAATGTTTCTATAATCTTTCGACTGAATAACTTATAGACAAATTCATGCCCAGAAATATGATGCACCATACCTGTCGGAGGATAACCAACAATATCAGGTTCACCATAATGATAATTCGCACTCAGACAGTATTGATATACTCTCTGATGCTCTGGTTTGGTTAAAAAGTTATCGACAAAATTAATTTGCATGAATCGTTGACCGAATGTGTAAATTAAATGCAACCGTGATTCTAGGATAATCTGGTGTCGGTTGTGATGGTCTCACCCGATGTCCCAAATGTGCAGGAAAGATAATCAAATCACCCTCACGAATCTGTGGATTGTACACATAGAAATTATTATACCTTCGATTCAATTTACTGAGTGAATCAATGAATGTCACGGGTACATGACGTTCTGGATCGAATTGTAAGAAATGAATTGCGGAAAAGTGTGCATCAGGTTCATTAAATGACATTCCAATATGATCGTGCTCTTCCTGATATTCACCGTTCTCATAGTAATTAAACCATGCAGTCGTGAACTGAAATTCTGTACCTTTACCGAATACCTGACTGAAATGTTTCTCATAGTTCTGTCGAACTTCTGAGGGTTGAATAAACATTTTATAATTGATGTTATCCTGCTCAAATGTTGTATAAACCTTATCTGTAATCCAACCAGCAGGTTTATCAATCTGATGATCTTTCTGATACTGCAATATCTTCGGAAGAAGAAGTTCTTTGAGAACTTGATTCTTCTCCCGAAGACTGTATTGATAAATGTAAGTCGGAAAGATAATCTTTCTATATTTGTTCATGCTTCACAGGTTGTTGATAGTACACATCATTCCAATGTCTTATGACCCCCGCAACAATAAAAAGATTAGTAATGAGATAAGTGAGAAATATAAGAGTCCGTAAACAAGCAATGTGGTCTGCTTCTCTGTCATTTTTCGTCGCCTTCTGACCAAGTGCCTTCGCCCATAACCTCCACATATTCTTTTTCTTCTTCATAGACTGATTCTCTTGATCTTACATATTGGAGTTCATTCCATTGATTATTATAGCACAAAACTAACAACCGATCATTACGATGCAGATTACATGCTGCATAGTTCTCATAATTCTTCGGTTTGACGTTTAATTCAATCGTGATATATTCTTTGCCCTTGAAATACACCCATCCCTCAACCTTGTGATTCCAATAGACATAATGATTGACTTCGGGTGTATAACTCATACAAAGCAAGACTCCAGTACAGTTTTCTTCGGCACCATTGCAGAATAGGGTGACGTATCATTTATACTAACAACGTCCCCGACCTTTCCTGAATTGATGGGGGAGTGATATTGTTTGGTTTTGGTGTTGTAGAAGCCCCAGATGCAACTGACTTTATCACCAAGGTTATAGTCAAAACTGCGATCAAAATGAATCCAGATTCCAACAATATTTCTTTGAAATTGTTTTTGTTCATAATGATAACCTTTAGGTGCTTTGTGAGGGAATTCAATAGTCATCGCCATACTTGAGTCCTGATTCGGCATTGAGCAATTCTACAGTAGTTTGAAACCCTTTGGCAACTGTCAATTCATGAGTCTTTCCAATGTCATACACTGCTTCAACATCGTAGGTTGGTGCAGTAATCCAACTAAATCCCTTGCCAAAAGTATTATCAGGATTGACCACATACCAATGGCAAGCAGTGTCAGGGACGAATACAGAACATTTTTTCCAGTCATTGTCCCATTGAGGTACTTGTACAAAGGATAGTGCGGCAAACAGAAAACCGAAAAGACTCAGAAACATGATCAATCTTCGTCGATAAGTGCTTTCAGATAGGCAGGATTCACTCCATCGGCAAGATAACCCTGAAGACGTACACTACACTCTTCTTTTGTAAGTTTAGTGTCGGTCACTTCCCACCCTTGGGTGAATACTTGTACGATTTTATAGTAAGTTGTTTCGGTCATGATCAGGTCAGAAATACATCAACAAGTCGGGACTCTTCATCTTCTGCAAGGGCAAATTTGGGTGCCTTCACAATATTTGGCATAATGCGATCTTCATAGTTAACATCAAAACATGAAGTTTCATGAACATTTTTATTTGTCAGAAGATCAAAGCATTCTTGATCATCGGATGCAATCACACTGATCATGCCACCATATTCAGAAGAAGGAAATGGAACCCAATAATCAACTAGATAAATGTATTTCATTGTTACTTGTAAATTACTCCTTGATTGTAGATGAATGTTTTGTGTTTGTCAATAGAGTTTGTTGCCTTTCAATTTCAAACTTAATGGGCAATAGATGAGAAGTAAAGAAACCAGCATAGGGACCGTCTTTTAACAGTTCACGAATGTTCTCCACTTGCATCAGAGCAAGAGTTAGTTGCATTTTTCTATCCATCACATGAACTCTGCAATGTAATAATCACAAGTCACCTCAAGTTCTGCTGCTTTCCTCTCAATCTCATTATCAATAATCTTTTGAGCTTGATTTTCATATTCAAGATACCGTTGCTTGGCAAGATGATACATTTCCTGAACTTGAGCGTGCTTCATAAAATCATCAAAGGCATTCATGAATTGAGTGATTTCTTCATCGTTCATTGGCGCATCCAATCGTTTGACAGTAGTAGGCATCATACATCTTCTGATCACGTTGGATCAGAAAGATATTATAACCAATAATGGTAATTGCCGCAACAGCAGCATAAGCAATATATTTCTTTTTCATCAGCAGGCACCATAAAAAGGATTACCCTCTTGAGGAGAGTTTTGATTGTCACCAGTCACCACATAATCATAAGCAAGACGTTCACGAATGGCAACTGCCTTCTCCACACGGTTCAGATACTTCTTGGAGATCTGATCAATACCTTTCCAGGAAAGAATTTGCATACACCATTCTTCTGAGATGTCACCGAACGGAGTAGCAACAGGGTAGAAACCGATCAGCATGGTGCCATCTTTAGATTGCAGGGTGGGGAAGTCAGGCATGAGGTGTGTCCCGATTACCTCTGTATTATAGGTCAGAAAGACGGCACCACGTCGTTGCGTAGTCCAGTTTGGGAAGTGTCCATCTGCTCCCAAACGGAATAGAGTTTGTTATACAGTGCAGGCACACTCCCATATTCCCGTGCGATTCTATTTTCTTCACGGAGATTGAGTTCTTGCAGTGCAGATAGAATCACACCAAGTTCATGAACATTTAGATTTACTTGTGTTTCAGTCATTTCTTTTCAGTCTCCTTTACTACAGGTTTGGTATAGGGAATTCTACCAGTCTCATTATAATTGATAATATCATACTTAAACTTACACTCTAATGGTTTTTGATTACAAAGTTTGAGTGCATCATTATAAGATGACTGGCTATAAAAAGCACCCCCAGTAATGAATCCAAGCACGGCAGTTAAAATAAAACTTGGATAAACAACAACTTCTTTCATATTCAATCCCAAGAAACATTTTGAAGTAAGAACCCAGGCATCACATATGTCCAGGCACCAGTGTCAGTGCTTCCACCGACCTTATATTCCCACTTATACTCATATTTGTTGTGACTGTCCCAAGTCATGTACCCCTTCACTTTATCAAAACGACCTTTGATCGTCAACTTATGTTTGTTAGAAAAGATATTACGGGTGCGAAGTGCTCCACCAGTCTCACGGGTTTCGACAACCTTACAGACATCAGGATAGGTTTGAAGTCCTGCTTCAAGTACACAGGGAGTTTCATATACAAATGGTCGATAGACTTTAGGTGCAGGTGGTGCAGTCTGTGCAAGTGCTGGTGATGTGACCAGCAATGACATGATAAGAAAAAGTTTTTTCATCCAATTACTCTCCAACAAACAACAGCATTGCCCTTACTTGTAGAAGCAATATGGGCAAAGGCAGCATAAGACAGATCAAGGTCAGCATGAGAATATGGACCACGATCATTTACACGAACGATTACTTGTTTTCCGTTGTCTTGGTTTGTAACTCTAATTTTAGTTCCCATAGGAAGGTAAGGGTGAGCAGCAGTCCAACGGTAAGCATCAAATCGTTCTCCGTTTGCAGTAGTTTGTCCATGAAAACCATCACCAATTCCATAAAATGTAGTGATGCCACATGCAAGACCAGCAATCAAAGTTTCAATCATTCCTTAATTTCATCTCCCACAAATTCCAGATAATTATATCCAATTAATTTACGACCTTGATGTGTCTCAGTATCAATCAAAATATTTTCTTTTTCTAGTTTTTCCAATCGACGATTGGTTGCAGTATTCAGTTTAGGTGTCCAGTAATAACTCATGAGATTCCTCCTTTCTTGTTATATTCTATCATAGATCGTCGTGCAGAGTAATCCTCAAATTGAGTTGCAAACGATGCAATCGTCCGACCATTATCTGCCCAGTGCAAATACCAACGATTTGCAAACTGTTTAATTAGAATTGGTTTATCCATATTGGTAATCATTTGATGTCACCCTCGGCAATCAAACCCATGATCTCACGGGCAGTGGCAGCAAAGTTAATGTGATCCTCAAGACCTTCATCACTGTAGATCTTGAACACATCAGATTGCCGATAAGTGTCTACAATCAGAGCACAGGCATCATACAGAGCAGCAACGTGGTGTGCCTTAGAGGGAAAAGAGAGTGCCATGGGGGTGTTCTCTTGATTACCTTGTAATTATACTGCCGAACAAAGTCGGTTGCCAAAGGGATGTGCCACTTGCAGTTCTGGCACATTCAATTCATCGTACAAATAGTCCAGATATAGGGTTTCTTCTTGCTCCCGTGCCTCTATTTCGTGTGGTTGATGCCAATAATCCATATTTTCCATGCATTCTTTACCATAATACATTTTTCCGCTTCGCAACCGCAGTGAACCGACTACCCACTGCCGCAGATGGGTCAGTTCATGTAAAAGAGTTTTTATATACAACTCATCATCCATATGGGTATTCAGTTCAATCAGAAAGTGACGTGGACGATAGGTCTCACCCACAACGTCACAATATCCATAAACCTGCTCACGATTCAGACCACGATGAACAATATCCACCGTAATCTTATGGCGTGGGAAGAATCGATTCAGAAACCAAGAGGTAACATCCTCACAGGTCCGCTTGCGATAACCATATCCAGAATGCGTGATGTAAGACATTGACCCCAGTGCAAAAACCAAATGAACGAAGAAACAAACAGGAGTTTTTCCTTAGCAGTCATACTCAACGTGCAACAATATCCAAAGTCTCCATCAACATCAGAGCAAGTTCAATCTGATGATCCTCATCAACCAGAGGAATGTTAGTTTCAACAAACTCCGATGCAAGTTGCTGCAAGAGGTCAGTCATTCGCTCATCTGCGAATACTGAAGTAGCAAACTCATTCTTGAAACCATCACGCAGCAGTTTGAGAGACTTGGTAACAGTCAGTTCTTTGATGGTGTCCATGGCGGGTGATGTGTTGAACATGATATTATTATAGGGCATCTGGGGGCAGGTGAGCGCCCCCGTGTGCCAGTTATCGAAGTGGTTCATCGGGCGTACAAATATGCCCCGCTCCAATCAGCATTCTCAAGCAACCACCAAAGTATAATGGTCATCATGCCCAGTGCTCCAAATACTCTTTGAGTGAATAGTCTTCTCCAGTGCTAGTTTCTTCAATCAACTCATCAATGCTAAGATCTCTCAAAAGGAAACGATAATCTTCTGGAGAAATGTCGGAATCTGGATCAAAGTCATCGTGACAGAGAAACTCATACTCCTTAACAAGTGCGTTAATCAGTTTTTCTTTTGTAGGATTCATTTTCTTTGTCAAGATGATTAAACCGAGGAGAGAATAGTGCTAGTGCTGCCCACGCAACACTAGCGGCAATGATAAGGAAGTAAATCATCGTGCGTACAAATATGCCCCACTCCAGTCCGCATTTTCCAGCAACCATTCACGCTGCTCAATGATGCGAAGATCATATCGAACACCTTTGGCAGGTGCTTTCCAACTGGCACTTTTATAAATTTCTCCCGTCTTCTTATCCACAAAAGCATGAACACTACGGGAACCATTGGCAACCATAATGATTTTGTGATACTTACGACCCGTTTCAGGGTAGAACTCATAGTCAGAAATACCCTCTTTCAGTTTGATAATCTGCTTTTGATGATACTCTTGAGTGTCAGCATCATCAACAAACTTTTGATGAGACTTGATGCTGTAATCAACAAAGTTCTGACGCAGTGCCTCACAGAGAGCATAGGTGTGCCCCAGAACTGCCTCTGCAATGTTGTTTCGTGCTTCTTGCTGGGCAGAATACTCGGCAAAGGTGGTAGTCATTGGTTTGTTGCGTATGAGTGTATTATAGGGCATCCCAGAGGGGTCTGGCAGGTCAGTATGCCAGTTCCACATCTGGCACCCAGGTGCTGTCATCTTTTAGGTATCCCATCCAATCTTGAGGGTCAGTTTCATAAATTTCAATCTCCCGCAGTTCCTCAATCAGTTCAGACAGATTCATGAAAGTTCCTCAATCACTCAGTTATAATAGCAAAAAACCCCTGCTTTCGCAAGGGTTAGTGTGCCAGTTGTCAGAGTGTCACTTGTTCATTTGCAAAGTTGGTACAGGAAGACCATTCTCCGTAGGAACATAGATGGTCACGTTACCTTTATTCGATCCTTCTTCCAGCCCAGTGATATAAAGATACTGAAGATACTCACGGTTATCTTTCAAACTGTTACCAATGATTTGGTTTGCTTTTGCAACACCTTGAGCACGAATCACCTCAGCATCAGCAAGTTGTTGTGCTGAATCTTTCTTTGCTTGTGCTTCCAGAACTGCTACCTGACGAGTATATTCTGCTTTCTGAAGTTCTGCTTTACCTTGCAGAGATTGTGCCCACACATTATAGAGAGGACCAACCACAGCATTGATAATAAACAGAGAGAGAATAAAGGAAGCACCAATAATTGTGGCGTTCCGCATAGTGTTATCTTCTTTCATTTTGAGGAAACTCCAGAGTTTTTAAAGATCATGTTGGCAAGGATGATAATAGCAAGATTCTGCCAAAAGGTCAACGATATACTAAACCAGGACAGAATCAAACCAAGCAACCATGCTTCAAACAAAATGCTTGCCGTTACAATAACAACAGCAGCAAATACAACACCAAGAGCAGTAGTAGTTTTCATAGATCAAGCAGCAAGAGCACCAGAGGGAATTTCAACACCTTCCATATATGAATCGTGCCATTGGCAGGTATCATAGCACAACCATTCACCAGATTGAGTATAGAGATAGGCAAACTCTTCACCATTCTGAAGATACTCTGCCAGGTCTTTATCGTGCCTAGGTTCAGTTACTTCACCACGAGTAGAGTAATACAGAGGACCAGTTGTAGGCAGAGTTTCATTATCCCAACCTACATTTGTCCAGAGTGCAGAGATATCACCACCATCAATCAGTTGTGAAACTTTAGCACGAGTGTTGAAATGTTCTTTGAGTTTAACACCATTGAACTCAGGATAACCGTCCCAATGACAATAAACAGAAAGAATTGAACCATCTTTGAGTTCAATGCCAATGCGAGAACGGGTTGCCATGGGGTGTCTGTCGATTACCTTGTAATTATAGTGCCAAACAAGGCAGGGGCAGGGGCAGAGTGGACAGTTATCAAACTGTCACCCAAAATACTTCTCAACTCCTATGGGTTCACCGAAACTATAATCATATGTGAGGGCATTGTGACAGATATAGTGAGCATGATTGGTAGAAACACCTAGTCTTTCACACAATTCCTTATGATTATCTTCCATAAGTTCAACAGCATAGAGCATATTTTCAAGAATGTGGTCTAAACTGTGATATTCAAGTAATTTGTCCCGCAGGGCAACCATAAAGTTGCCCGAGCCAGCAGAATTGTCTAAAAATTTAGAAGTAGGATCTTTCAGTACATCTTCTGGCAGATCACTGACCATTTTTTGACAAACTTCCATTGGTGTGAACACTTCTTGAGTGATCTTGATTCTTTCATCAGATCTCTCAATTTTAGATCCAACTTCTTTATTGTGCTTGTTCTTGGTATTCGATATAGGATTCGATAAGTTCATGCTTTGAGACGTGATTTCTACCGTTAGTTTGTGATGCAAGTTCAATCAGTTTTGGTTCAAGTTCTTTGATAGTATCAATCACTTGTTGAGTTTTTGCATGAATAAAAAAGTGAGAATATTCATAGTGTTGAAAATTTTCTGTAAGAACTTTGCCCGCATGACCAGTTCTCATCACAAACAGATTAGCACTAGGGTCACCTTTCTTGACAAATTCAAAGTCTGGATGAGTTTTATAAGTTTCAATTTTAGTTCTTAGTTCAGACCTAACTTCCCATCGTTGGACAACTGCATTGATACCACCAGGAAAAGACTTATCATCACAATCAATGTCTTCTACACAATGTAAATCTTTTCTGATTTTATTTTGACTAGATGGTTTACGAATAGAAGTGGGCAAAACAAGACTAATAATACCACCAGGAACAACACGATCTGCTGCACAATTCAAGAAACGAATTGCAAGATTACCAGCATTACCATAAGGTGGGTTGCCAATTACAACATTAAATGCTTGAGACATAAACTCATCGTTTGAAATAAGATTTACATTTTCATTTTCACTGACATACAATGGCAAAGAAGAATTTTCTTCAACATTATGAGTGAAAATATTCACAAATCCTTGATTGATTAGATACTCACAATATGCACCATGGGCATCATAAGGAACAAATATTTTAACATTTTTTGGAAGATTTTGCAATAGATTTGTTTGGTAGATAATCAGTTCCATTGGCACGACTCTATGTGCTTCACCCTTTCTACCTTTTCTCTCCCTCAGAAACTTACCAGGCGATTGCCCAGTCTTTTTCTCGTACTCGTAGTAATAATCATTCAAATTGCGAATGATTTTAACAATATCTTCAATTGCATCTTCATAACTTTGATGAGTAAAAGTTACAAAAAAGTCATGAGAACCTTCTTTATCTGGATTCTTCAAAAAATGGTGAGAAAGCATCCGATCATGAACGGCATAGTCAGTCAGATCAGGATGAACTTCTAACATCGCATAAACTTCTGGTTTGGTGAAAAAATGAGAATAATCTCCATTTGCAAACCTATATTCAAACATGCGATGTTCGGTCATACCAACATCAAGACCAATTGGATACTCTGATCCACCGATAAGTTCACTACATTTTCTCCATTCTTTTGTGGTATGGACGTAAATGTGATTCTTTTCTCGAACTTTCATAATTTAAATTGAATCTTTAATATTTTACAATAAAAAAGGGGAGTACTACTCCCCCAGTGTGCCAGTTTTAAAACTGTCTTCAATCATCATAGATTTTACACTCTGCTGCATCAGGATGAGTGTCACAGTAGAGTTCTAAAGGTGTTGGATCGTGTGACTCACCAGGATGATGTTCTTTATATGCTTTCAGTGCTTCTAATTCTTCTTCAGTATGTCTCCTTGATTGTGGAGAAATTGTTGGATCACTCAGAAGATCTTCATCTTTCTGAATATGTTGGTCGATGTTATCCATGGTTTTGTATCGTGATAATATATTTATTTTATCTAGGAGTGCAATCACCTTTTCCTTCAAGTGAACGAACCATAAGTTCAGTGAATTTTTCCATCTTTTCAGCAGAAACTGACTGGGGACGATAAGTTATAGCATCTTTGAGTGCTACAAGTTCATCCCATTCCTCTTGAGTAAGATTTTTAGGACCAGTTTTTGCTAGAGTCATAGGTGTTTTGCGATGTGTCCCAATATTAGCATTCCAATACATTAGTATCTAGTAACTTAATGTTTTCTTTGGGATCACGTTACATTACTTAATGAAGTCATCAAGTGCATCAAGATCATCTTTCAGTTCTTGTTCCCTTTTCTTATCATGATAATAAGACCAGAGAGCATTATGAACATCCATCAGGTGATCAACCCAGAAACCAGCAGGATAGATGCCAAGTTCAGATTGAAGACCACGATGACTAGTTCCTTCACTTTCTGCCTTACACATAATGTAAGTGATTGCTTGGACCATATCAATTTTATCTTCTTCAGAAAGCATAAAATACTTTCCTACTGCACGTTGTTTTGCTTCTTCACTTGCCTTTTGAAGTTCTTTGCAGGCATCAGAAGCATACCATTGCTCTAAATGCTTTCGTAGATTGCTGGGTTGTTCAGTCATCTTTTCCAAAGATAGTTCCAAAGAAACCAGAGTCTCCTGGTTTGCGGTTTTCAAGTTTATCAAGCAGAGAATCAGTGGTCATCACAGACTCAATGCGACTGATAAGATCGGCAATGACTGAACATACCATCGGACGTTCTTGACGGGCAGCATAAGCAAGTGCATTACGCAGAGATTGTTCTGCCTCTTTTAGGGATTCTTCAACAGATTGTGATAGTGCCATACTTCGGGGTTCTCCAAGTCTTTACAACGGGGGTAGAAGATGCCGTCACGATAACAAGCATGTTCTGGGTTTGGTTTATCATATTTTACCACATTTGGAGGATAATCTCTAACATTACAGAGTTCTCCTTGTCTGGTAATAAAGTTTTCAAGGCATAAACCTCCAACAAATGGAGCAAGACCTTGTAGCATATAGAGTGTATACATCAGCACTCATCGGGTCCAAGAGGTTTGGTAACTTTTTTCAAAGTGTAAGAACCAGCATTATCTACCCACTCAATCTGATCACCTTCTTTAAGGTTTGCTGCTTCTAACAAGTCATCTGGAAAAGATACAAAGTATTCGATTTCATCGGTATCAGCATCTTTACACTCTTCTACAGGAAGAATCCATTTCTTTACTTTATCAGGTTTTGTACTAGGTGTCCAATCATATCCACCTTCTTGACGGATTCGTTCGACTTCAGCATCAAGTTCTGCTTTATCACACATAGCATTCAGTTCTTCTTCAGTATATTGTTGAGGTTCTTCTGACCAATTATTAACATCTCCCCAGAAAGAATTCCAAGCACCTTTACATTCAGGAGACTGGTCATCCCTATCACAAATACGTGGAAACTTTTCACCAGTTGCAGTATAGTCACATCCATCACCACTACGCAAGTCACCTACAGTTGCCTGCCAGGCATCCTTGAACTTCTCATCAAACTCTTCAATAAAGTATCCGAGAAACTCATATGCTGCCATAGTCATACTTTCAGCACGTTCTTGTTGATTTGAACTACAACATTCATTTGCAATGTCAATCATTTCACGGGCAGAAACGACCTTTGCAATGACCTGCTCAAGGTCATTCATTGTGCGCCAAACTTTCTGGTAATCAACGGTCATTGAGGTGGTCTTTGATTGCTTGTTCTACTATAACCTGAATCTCTTTGGAAGTCAACCCATTCAACCATTTCCAATTTGGGTCTTCTTTATTCCATTCCATCGAAAAGGATCCATCCTCATTTTCTGTTATCTTAAGACTATCAGCACTCATCGCAGTCACTATCCTTATGTTTTTTACGAATCTTTTTGAGTTGTTTTAGTTCTTCCTTGATCATCTTATAGGCAGCATCACTATCAATCTTATCACCTATTTCAAGGGCAATAATAATATCTACACGAGTTCCAAAGTGTGCTAGTGCTTTCTCAAAACAATCTAGTTCATACATCGGTATTAATCCTACAATGTTCGGCAAGAATATCTATGCGGGCATCCAGAGAGTTTTCCATCCGATAGAGTTCATTGGTGGTCTCTATGTTTTCTTCTTCTAACACTTTGACTCTTGCCTCAAGATCAACAAGACGGTCATAAAGTTCGTCAATAAAAATAGGTTCATCTGAGAGGGGTTTAATTGATGGTGCAAAGATCCAATCAACAAATTGTTTAATAATCATAATACTCCAACTTCTCTCAAATAATTACGATAGGCAGCATACCTTTGCCACTTTGGTTGGTTAGGAACATTAAGTTGATGACAAATCTCACAATAACACAACCACTCATACCAAGGAGTAGTAGGATCTAACTCATGATATGGGTATTCAGAGTTTTCCATCCACTACACCCGAATGAACTTTTTCGGGTTCAGGCCAACCTTCCTGCCGTCCTTTAAGATAAAAACGGGTTCCTGATATACATTGCTCTTCAGTGAGAGCCGAGACCAATCCATTTCCTTCTTTGTCATAACTATCCCAGAGAAATCGCCCTTGTTTAACATAAAAACAATCGTCAATTAGTTTCTTTTCCATAATCACATTGTATATAAAATAATATTACTAATTTTTCCATGATCATCAAACTTTAATATGTGATTCATATTTAATGGTGTAACGATATCAGTATACTTAAATTTAATCATGCAAGAAAACATATGTTCCCAAGGAACAATAAAAAGATGATCATCTACATCATTAGATTCTGGACAACAATTATAGGTTGAAGAAAATCCACCACCTGTACTCATTATCATTTTAATGCTCAGATTAATATTTTCAATAGGAAAATTTTTAGGATTGAAAGTACTTAGACATGAAAGTAACATTTTAATAGCAGAATTTTTATCTGAAAAATATTCATTGCGTGTATATAAAAGAATATTCTCTGATAAAATTGATTTTAGTTCACTTATATTTTTTTGTCTAAATGCATGAATATAATTATTTACTGTTAGATAATCTTTAGTCGTTTGATCTGATAAAGAAAAAACTTTACTATTTTCTTTTGTAAAATTTTCTGTTAAAGATTCTCTAATAATAGATTTTGTTGCACTATCCATTTTTTAAATCTGGATGAGGAGCATAAAGTGGTCCAGAATAATTTCCAGCAAATTTAATTTTATTTACTTGCTTTACAGTTTCATGAAGTTGCTTAATTGCTTTGATAGTTTCAGGAGTTTCTTCCCACTCCCATGAATTGCCATTTTTATCAACAAAGTTTCTAGTTGTCATAGAGTAATCCAACGATTATTTTCAAGAGTCCATTGAGTAACTTCTGCGATGCGTTCTTTTACCGATTTGGCAGGAACCCAACCCAGTTGCTTCATTTTATCACCATCAAGAGCATAACGCAAATCATGTCCAGGACGAGAAGAATGAAAATCTACAAGATCATATTTTAATTCTTTTCCTTGTGCTTCTGCAATGATCTTTGCAAGTTCTAAATTGTTGAGTTCTTCCGAACCAACAATGTTAAACTTAGGGCATTTAGAGTTACCCCAAGTAGGTTCAAACTCACCCTCATAATTCAATAGGAATAGAACAGCAGATGCAACATCTTCAGCATGAATGTAATGACGAGAACCAGGAATCGTTCGAGTAGAATCACTGTGAATAGTCACAGTTTCACCATCACGAATCCGTTTGATACACATTGGAATGTACTTCTCAGGATGCTGACGTTCACCAAACACATTCATCGTATGGGTGATGTAAATCGGCAGACCATAAGTATTCTCATAAGCAACCGCAAGTTCTTCACCACCTGCTTTAGTCGCACTATAAGGGTTGGTTGAATTATACCGATCATTCTCTTTATATTTGATTCCATTTGGGGCAGGACCAAATACTTCATCGGTACTAAAGTAAATGAACCTTTCTAGGTTGTCTTTTTGAGTTCTTGCAAATTCAAGAATGTTGCACGTTGCCACAACATTATCAAGTACAAACTCCATAGGGTATTCAATACTGCGGTCAACATGAGAACCAGCAGCAAGATGCAGAATATAATCAACCTGACCAATTTCAAATCTAATAAGAGGATTAAGTTCTGCTTTTAGATCATGATGAACAACTTTAACCCTCTTACGAACTTCTAAGTCAAATGAAAGCATCAAATCATGAAGACGATTAAGGTTTCCACTGTAATCGAGTCGATCAAGAGTAACGACTTCCCAATCAGTGTTCTTTAACACTTCACCAATTAAATGATGGGCAATGAAACCTGCACCACCAGTAATGAGAGCTCGTTTAGTCATAATTATTCTTCAAATTTGTAACTTAGTTTAATGTCTTTCTTTTTGAGTTTGTAACGATCGATGTGTTTTTGACGATTGTGTTCACTATCAAAGTAACACTTACGAGTTTCATTTCCATCTTTATAAATTAATTTCCAGGGAAATTGGTCAAAAGGAAATTCTTCAGTACGATCCATCAGGTAGGTTGTTCAACACGTTGAGTATACACGGTATCAAACAGTTCGTCAAGTACCTCACTACATGTATGATACTCTTTGCTGTTCAGCACGGTCTTATCATACTGATACCGACGCACAGCAGTGTAGATGAGTTTGTATTGTTCAGGTGTAAAGTTCATTCAGTTCCTCCATAAAGTCGTTTCCCATCATTATATCCTACCTCATATGCTGTTTGCAACCACTCAACAATTTTTTTATAATCGTTTGTTTTGGCAGCATAATCAAAGTCATCATAGAACCATTCGGAACGGAAAGAAAATCCTACTAATTCATTAAACCATTTATCAAATTCTTTTTCCATCACATTTCACCAAGAGTATGGATCACAGGTTTTTCGTGTGCAAGAATATGATATAGATCTGGGTTCTTTGCTGCCG